TGGTGACGGGCCCCCAGACCCTGCAGACCGATGTCAATGTCCGGCTCTCGCTCTATCCCGGCCCCGACGCTTCCCTCGTCGGCACAAATGCCCGGAACGCGATCATCGCCCTCATCAACCGGACCCATCTCCTTGGGTACGACCTCAAGAAGAGCGCCATCTATGCCGCGGCCCACCAGGAGGGGGTTCACGGTGTGGAAATCCTCGCGCCGGCCAATGACCTCATCACCACCGCGCGGCAATTGGTGATCGTCCGCAACGTGAATGTCGCCGTGACAGGGCGCGACCTCTGATGCCGCATTTACTGCCGCCACTCTCCACGACCTTCGAGAGGGCCGTCAGCGACATGACGGGGCGGGTGGACGGCATACCAGTCCCGCTCCGGCTCCTCTGGCGCCCCGACGCAATCCCGGCGCCGCTGCTGCCCTATCTCGCCTGGGCCTTCTCCACGGATGTGTGGAATGAGGCCTGGCCCCTCGCGTTCAAGCGGGCCGTGGTGGAGCGTGCGGTATGGCTCCACCGGCACAAGGGGACGCTTGCGGGTATCTCCGCCCACATCGATCTGGTCGGGGGACACGTGAAGCGGGCCGTCGTCCCACCCGCCAAGACCTTTTTGATGCCGAACCTGACGCCTGAGGAATGGGAGCGGTTCCTCGCCATCTTCGCGCAGCTACGGGTCTACCCCTACGTGGCGCGGGGGCTGAACCGCTTTGCCCACTTCACCAGCAAGGCGCACGGCCTTCGCAAGGCCTTCCTGGGGGTCGGTTGTCTGCGCCTGGTCAGCGACTTCGGTCGCTACGCCCGGACGGCGACCCTGTGGGATCATGGTCAGGAGACGAACCTGACGATCCGCGCCTGGGGCAGCGAGGGGCTGGGGAGCTTCCACGCGGCTGAGTTTGACGAGGTGGTTCTCCCGTCAAAGCCTTCCGCCGCCATCTTCCTCGGCACCTTCAACGCCGAACGCCGGGTAGGCCGCGCCTTTATCTCGGACGGGCTTTTCGTGGATGAGCGCCTCATCCGCATCCCGCGCGCGGCCGATTACACGTTCCGGCTCTCTCGTGAGACCTATACCACCGTGAAGCCCGGAGTCGACTTCATCGACGTGCGGCCCCGCAAGGTGGCCGAGCGGCACGGCTCCCAGGCAGGCATGCTCTACAATGGCGGGGGGCGGCAGTTCATCGGAGAAAGAACAGGCAGAAGCCGGGCTCATCTCCCGCCCACGGATGCCTGGAAGTTCCTCTACGAGCAGTGGCATATCCATGACCCGGAGCGGGTCGTGGAGCAGCGCAAGAGATCCATCCACCTCGACCACACCCGTCTCGGGATGCCGCCCTACACGGCCGAGATCACGCTCGCCATCACCGGCAAGGCCCAGCCCAGGGAGGCGTGGCGTTATACCCGCGGCTTCCTGCGGACCCCGAACACCGACGCCATCGAGCGAGCGTCCTACGCGACCCGCGTCTCCAAGTCCGCACGCGACAAGGTCCTGCTGCAGACAAAAACCTTCCGGCCACCGCGACCGGGCGACCGCAGAAAAGTCGGCTCCCTCGCGATCGGTCAACTCATCGAGGTCTAGACCATGGAAAGCAAGGTTCTCTTCCGCAACAATCAGGAACTGCAGTCAGCGGACCTGAACAATCTGCAGGACTTTACGCAGTCCAGCATCGATCATGTCGTCCTCGACACGATCGAGGACGGTAAGGCCTATTCGGGCTTCGATGTCTCCAAGACGGGTGCGGCCGAGGTCACGGTGAATCCGGGCCGGCTCTACTCCTCAGGTGCCGTCTATGCCCGGGACGAGAGCGTGGTCATTGACCTGTTCAACTCGATCCCACTGGTGACGAAGAAGCGGATCGCCATCGTCGCCTATGGCCAGGCCGTGGAGACGGACGTCCAGCCCCGGGACTTCCTCATCAATGCCGAGACGGGGGCCACCGAACCCCAGGCCGTGGCACTGGAGAGCTATCGTCGCTGCGAGGTCAATGCGGTGGCGGGCGTCGAGGCGGCCGACCCGACCTACCCGACGACCGACGCCAACCTCACGGTTCTGGCCTATATCCTCATGGACACCACCGGCGTGATCTCGGTCGAGCAGTGGGACGAAAGCCGGGTGCTGAACCTGCGCCATGTCGGTGAGCGCACGGACGCGCTCGAAACCTGGCGCACACAGATCAGCGGCCGCGTCGACACGCTCGGAACCGACCTCTCGGCACTGGCGCAGAAGCTTCCATCCTACGCGCTCGACAGCTCGCTCCGTGCCTTGGCGCTGATCGTCAAGGAACTGCAGGAGAAGCTCAACAAGCCCGCGGCGTACCTCTACCACGGGATCAACAAGTTCTCGGACGATGCGGACGCCGAGACAGGTGGTGCTGGGTACGCGGCCTATATCTCTCAGGGCCTTCGCTTCCCCCAGACCGTCTCCGACACAACCACCATGTCGCTGCTCAATCCCAATGAGCCGAACCTCATCTATTACAACGGCCTATGCCTGCCCACCCACGTCCACCTCCTGCGGATGGACTGCAAGTCCTATCACCGGCAGCACCGTTGCGGTCAGCACACCTGGCACGGCCTCGGCTGCATCTTCTGGCGTCTCGCCCGGCATCGCTGGCGCTGCGGCCCAGAGTGGCTCAGCGCCAATGCCGAATGGGTGGTGAAGGAGCTCGATGACGCCCTCAAGAAGGCGCTCTGGGAGAACCATGGCACCTGGACGGATGAGACCTACAAGGACTACCTCGACAATGTGAAGGACGACTTCCCGCGCGCCTTCCTCCGGACCCGCTACACGTCGAGGTTCTGGCGCGACTTCGTCGATGACTTTTACTGGTCGAACGTCCGCACCACGGCGACCGTCACGGCCTATCATGTGGCAAACACCTTCCTGATGTCCCAGGACACCTGGGTGACCAAGGTCGGCCTCTACTTCTCGCAGCTCGCCGTCGCGGGCGATGTTGATGTGATGGTCTGCGAGGTGGATGCCACGGGCAGGCCCGATATTGCCAAGGTCATGTCCCGCACGACCGTCGCCCGTGCCGATCTCAAGGTGGGCACCGGTTCAGGGGGCGCCGGCCTCCCCTCGGTCGTCGAAACCACCGTATCCCTGACGCCCACGCTGCTCAAAGCCGGCAAACGCTACGCGCTCGTCCTGGCCGTGCAGGGCGACCACTGGCTTGCCGTATCGGATGCGGATGCCCAGGTGGTGCAAGGCTCCTTCTTCGCCTGGCAGTCCGACAGCTGGACCATCCAGACCGGGACCATCAAGTTCCGCCTCTACTGCGCCCAGTGGCCGACGGGCCGCGCCGTCATCGACCTGACGCCGCTTCAGCTTGCGGGCGGCATACGTTCCCTCGACATCCTGGGGGAAGTCGCCGTTCCCGGCTCCTCTGGCCTGTTCTTCGAGGTGCAGGTTGGTGGCGTCTGGAAACAGGTCAACCAGGATCTCGACCTGTCCTCGCTCCCGGCGGTCCTGCCGATCCGTGCCGTGTTCTTAGGCACCACCGACATCATGCCCACCATCGTGGTCACCCAGTGCAAGGCCAAGGTCTCGCGCAGCGCAACGGCCTTCAGGTACATCTCCAAGACCCGGGCACTTGGCGGCAACGCCGCAAAAATCGAAATCCTCCTCCGCCTGGAGGGCTTCAACGATGCCGTCCATGATTGCACCGTGACGGTGAAAACCAATGGCGGTGTCACCACCGAGACGGCGGACACGGTGGCGGACACGACCCTGGCCGATGGCCGGATCGAGCGGGTTTGTACGTTCAACATCGCCGCCGACAACGATTACTTCTACATCATCGACGGTGCCGTCTCCTCGATCAACACCCAGTTCATCGTCACCGATGTCGAAGACATCGCCACCGCTTGAGGAGAAGCATATGCCTAAGGCACCTTCGTCTCCGTCGCCCACGCACTACAGGCTCAAGGTGAAGGCCCCGATATATGAAGCCGGGACGCAGTTCGTACCCGGTCCGACCTACACCGTGAAGGCTGCGGTCTACGAGAAGATCCGGGCTGTCGCCAAAGATGTTGCTCCGATCATCAAGGAATAATCCATGACGCTTCCTGCAGCCAGCTTCGCCGACTTCCGGGTCAGGCGCGGCGAGGCCATGGACCAGGCCTTCTTCGACAGGCGGTTCCGGCTGATCGTGGAACTGCTCGGTGCGTTCAGGTCGGAGATCGAGCGGCAGGGCGCGTCCACTGACGAGCTTGTCCAGCTCGGCCTCGCCCGCATCAACGAGATCCTCACGCCCACGCTGCTGCACGTCCAGCAGGCCGCCGAGCTTGGCTTCCTGGTGGCCGTCTCCAATACGGAGATGGAATTGATCGTGGGGCAGCAGCCGACTTTCGAACTGACCCCCGGCACCCGCGAGATGTTCACGCCCACCCCGTTCCTGACCATCTCGCGGGCTGCGGAAGGCGCGGAGGACGCGTTCGCGATTGCCAAGCTGCTCACCTACAACAAGTTGAATGGTGGCCTGTCAGTCGAGATCATCTCCGTCACCAATGTCTCTGGCATCCATGAGGACTGGATCATCTCCGCCTCCTCAGGCCTCCCGATTGCCGTAGCCAATGCGGCGGCACAGGCTTCCGCGGATGCCGATCAGGTTGCCGCTGATCGCCTTGTGGTCGAGGGCGTGGTCGCTGCCATCGAGGCTGGTCCCGTCATATCGGTG